CAATATGGTGGTACAGGTTGTCATAACGAAGGAGCAATGATCTTCTTAGGTCATTGTGAGAATGAAGATGACGTTCATCAATACGATACGATGCAGATCAACTTATTCACTCCTGATGAGTTGACATCAATCACAGAATGGATTTACTTATATGTCGGATTCCAACGTGTTAGAAGTCCAGTACCGGAATTACCTGCTATCATACGCGCGGCAGGAATGCCCGGAGGTATTGGACATACTTGGACTTACAAACGATTTATCAAACCTGCTCCAAAGGGTGGAAAGATTATCATCGGTAGAGGAGGAAATAAAAGAATCTACATCCATTCAACTCTTGAGGACAATAAGCACATTGATCCAACATATAAACAGTCACTCCAAGGTATTACAATCGAAGCTGAACGAAAAGCCAAGTTATTAGGCGATTGGGACGCATATCAGGGGCAGGTATTCGATGAGTTTCGTGCTAAGAAATTTGATGATGAACCTGCTAATGCATTACATGTTATCCCTGAATTTGAAATCCCACAATGGTGGCCGCGTATTGTAGTAGGTGACTGGGGATTCGCTGCGATGACATGGATCGGTTGGGTGGCTGTATCACCTGACAAAAGAATTTACGTGTACCGTGAGCAATACTGGGTGAAAACCAAAATTGCTGAATGGGCACCGCATGTGAAGTTGTATCTTGATAGAGAGAATCCTCGTATTGTCAAGTTCTGTAAGTCGGCTGGACAGGAACGTGGACAAGAACATACGATTCAACAGCAGATTGAGGATGAACTTGGTGTATCAGTTGAACTCTCTAACAATTCACCGGGATCGCGTATAGCTGGTAAGGTTTTAATCCATGAATACTTACGCTGGAAGCCAAGAGAAATGAATCCAACTGAATTACCAATATATAATGAAGACTATGCGATGTGGATTATGAGAAACAGAGGTATGAATGAGTATAAGAGTTATCTCGCCTCATTCAATCCGGCGGAACCCGAGACCAATATCCCAAAACTCCAGATATTCGACTGTTGTACGACACTTATCGAAGCAATTAAGGCGTGTAGTTACGATAAGCCTAAGGGTAATAAACCGGCGGAAGACATAAGTGAGTTCGAGGGCGACGACCCCATAGATGCACTTAGATATATCGTAGATACGGCCGAGAATTTCTTCGATGATGCTAACGCTGAATTCAAACTCATTCAGAAACAAGAAGCATTGATTCAGAAACTAAATACTTCAAATGACTGGACAGGCTTCTATAGAAATTCAGCTAAATTGGAATCAGAATCTGACGATAATATCCGTCCTGTTGGGAGATATAGACACTAATGGCTAGACCGAAGTCAACTCATTGCACGGATTGTGGTGAAAATCTGGATTTGAATCCAGTTTATTCATCTAATGGTTCTAGAAACTGGCGAAAAGCTCAATGTAGAGCATGTTCCAATGAACGTCAGCGTAAGGTAAACCTTGCAAATCCGGATAGAGTTAGAGATACACAACTACGATACAGACTTGGCACTACACTAGAAAAATACAATGAACTACTGGTAGCTCAAAATGGGGTCTGTGCAATCTGTCACCAGACATGTACAAGTGGCAAGGATCTAGGAACTGATCATAATCATGCGACAGGTGAGATTCGTGGGCTCTTGTGTCACAGATGCAATCGAGCCATTGGACTTTTGAAAGAAAGTCCGGAACTAATCTCAAGTGCGTATGAATATCTTCAGAGAACCACATGGAGTAAGGGAGAGAATTTGTTGTGGTTCCACGGTAAGAAGGAATCAGCATGATCATCACAGAGTTATTGAGAAAGTGGTTCAGGTTGGAGCATACTCCTTGCCCGACGTGTGAGGTTCTGCGCGAACAGCTTACGAATAGTGAGCGAGAACGCCGCGAATTACTTACACGTTTGATTGCTCCGCCTGAACCACCCCCCATCATTCCATCCAATGATGAGCCGGTACCGATTACACCTCAGTTCACTCCTTGGCGCGTGCGTCAACAGATGTTAGAGGCTGAGGATAGGAAGAAGGCTCAGTTAATGAAAGACAAAGCTAAGGAAATTGAGGATTTAGAGAAACAGTTAGGAGTCCAGTGATGCCTCTCCTACAGATCATTCTGATCCTTCTCGCAGTCGGTATAGTGATGGCTGTAATTAACATGTATGGTGCTCCATACGTGGATGCGCGTATCCTGAAAATCATTAACTTCGTCATAATTGTCGTAGTAGTCATTTGGCTACTGAAGGTATTCGGTGTATGGGCTTACATGAGTAAGATTTCAGTTTGACCCTGACAGGAATATAAGATCATGGGCTTCAAGTCAGTAATGAAGAAGATAGGCAAGGTAGCTCTTGCCGCTGCTCCGTATGTAGCTGCTCCATTCACTGGTGGTGCATCTCTGTCATTTGCACCAATGACTAAGCAATTATTGGGCACATGGAACGCGCATGATGCTAACAATGCAGCTAAGAAAGGACTCGCGCCCTCGTCATTCGATAAGTATCTCGGTATGGGCGCAGATATGGCAGGAATGGCTGGTGGCGCGGGCGCATTAGGTGGACTAGGTAAATCATTCAGTGGAGCTAATTTCAATCAAGGAATGCCCACAGAAGGAAAGATGGGCACACTGGCTAAAGTAGGTCAGGGTGTAATGGATAGATTCGGTGGGTATGGCATGGGTGGATATGGAATGCCACAATATGGTGGCTCTCAGATGGGCCAATCTAGAGATTATAATACTGATGGTGGAAGTCAGGGGCAGGCAGTAAGTAGATATAATCCAGGAAATGTGATGGGTGGAGGTGGATTATCTCCATCAATGAATGCAATGGGCATGATTGATCAGAATAATGCTAACTTGGCAGCATTCATTGGACAGGGTAGATCAGAAGCAATCAATGATCAGCCATTCCGTCGTGGTTATGAAGTGAATTATTTGGGGTCTGATGATGAGACTCCATACAAGACACGGATGCCTAGGATTGGTTCAGTTCAGCCTCAGCGTGGTGGTGGGAATAAAAAGAGACAGCAAGAGACGGTGAACTAAGTGGCTAAAGAACTAGACGACCACACTAAAAATCTGCTCAAGCAGATCATTGACCATTTCGATGATGAAGATAGAGGTGTGCGTGATCGTCAGATTAAGACATGGCGCAGATTGAAACTATTGTGGGAAAATATTCAACATGCGTATTACTCGGAAGTAGCTCATGATTGGCGAGTCCCCGATTCAGATAGGGCAGGGGGAGACTCGGATCAAAGTTACTATGACAAGCCAGTCAACGTCTACCGCGCGTATCTTGAAAGTATTATTGCAGCTCTTTCTGTCACTGTGCCTCCTGTCACTTGTTACCCTGATGATGCTGATAATCCTCTAGACATGGTTACAGCTAAGGCAGGAAATAAAATTGCTGAACTAGTCTTTAAGCATAATGATGCTCCTCTTCTTTGGCTTCATTCACTCTTTGTGTTCGTTACTGAAGGAATGACTGCAATGTACACGTATTCTCATAAGGATGAGGAATATGGTACATATGAAGAAAAGAAATATGAGGAGTCATTAGAGGAACATGAGATAACTACGTGTCCATTCTGTCAGGCTGAAATGGGTGATAGAATCATTAATCCCATGCAGCAGGCAGAATATGATGCTGATAAGGTAATCGAGGATTTAAAAGCTGACGAATTCCTTCCTGAAGGACCAGATTTTCATCATGAGAGATGTGAATCATGTGGTCGAATGGTTATTCCTCAGAAGACTGAATCTTCAGTTACAATCACTCGAATGGTTGGAGTTACTCGTCATCCAAAGGCGAGAATATGCATGGAGGTATACGGTGGGCTCTTTGTTAAAGTTCCCGTCTGGGCGCGTAACCAGAAGGACTGCAATTACCTTATCTACTCCTATGAGACACACTACGCTAACGTTCTCGAACAATACCCTGAACTCAGAGATAAGCTCCAGAGAGGAGGCGCGACGTATGATCTGTATGAACAATGGGGTCGCACCTCGCCTCAATACAGAGGAGAACATCCAATCAACAACGTAACTGTTAGGAAATGTTGGCTTAGACCTGCTGCATTCAATATCTTGACTCAAGATGAATGTGACGAATTAAAGAAAGAATTTCCGGACGGAATTAAAGTAGTGGTGGTGAATGATGAAATTGCAGAGGGATGTAACGAGGCACTTGATGATTGCTGGACTATTACTCAGAATCCTCTTTCGGACTATCTTCACTTCGATCCGATTGGTCTACTTCTCACTTCGGTACAAGATATCACTAACGACCTCATTTCACTCGTTCTACAGACTGTCGAACATGGAATTCCGCAGACATTTGCGGACCCTAAAGTA